TCCTTCCATAAAACTGTCTTTAAATTTGGCTACAACGCTGCTGTTGGAGCCACAAAAGAAACCATCTGGGAACAAGGTGGTTTGTATTCATACCCCGCATCAGCCACAGTAATGACTATATCAAGCAGTTCAGCTAATGACACTGCCGCAGGAACTGGTGCAAGAACCGTAGAAGTTTTTGGCCTAGACTCCGATTACAACGAAATAAACGAAGTTGTTACGCTGAATGGGCAAACTGCTGTTAACACCACAAAATCTTACCTCCGTATAAATCGCGGTATTGTTCGCAGCGCAGGTAGTGGTGGCGCAAATGCTGGTACAATTTACGCAGGAACAGGCACAGTGACCGCTGGAGTCCCCGTTAATATCTATATCACCATTAATGGTGATGGCGACAACCAAACATTGATGAGTCTTTGGACAGTTCCCGCAGGATATACAGCGTTCCTTACAAAAATGTCTTTATCTACAGGAACCTCCACCAACACCAAAGCTATTTTAAACGCTAGTCTTGTTGCTAGACCTTATGGGGAAGTGTTTCAAATAAAAGAAAGATTTACTATTACAGATGGCGCACACGAACAATTTTATACTTTCCCGTTAAAGTTTACAGAAAAAACAGACTTGGAGATGAGGGCGTTTTCCTCTTCTGGATCTGTTGAGTTTAATGTTTCCGCGTCAATGGAATTCATTTACATACAAAATAACGGTAGGTTGTAATGGCGACAAGAAAGAAAAAATCTGTTAATCTATCAGTTAAGCGTGGCGAGAAGTTGCCCGCGTCTAAGGGTGCGGGGCTAACTGCTAAAGGCCGCGCTAAGTATAACCGAGCCACAGGCTCAAAACTAAAAGCACCACAGCCGGGTGGTGGTAAGCGTAAGAAGTCTTACTGTGCAAGATCAGCAGGTCAGATGAAGATGCATAACGTAAACTGTAGCAAAACCCCCAAGAAGCGCATCTGCGCTGCTAGAAGAAGATGGAAGTGCTAATGGACAACAAAATTATTGCCGGTGCAATGTTGGCTTTTCTAGGCTGGCTGGGTGTTTCAATTATGGATTTAAAGACTGACACGGCGGTTATTGCTGTGAAGGTAGATAAGAATCACGAGATACTAACTGTCTTGTGGGGTGATTTTTTGGAGAAAAGAAATGGCAATCTCGCGAGGTTCGATGTCCAAGCAAGTAAGTAAAGGTGGATCGAAGGATGCATGTTACAGCAAAGTTAAGCGCCGTTATAAGGTCTTCCCGTCAGCGTATGCAAGCGGGGCAATCGCCAAGTGCCGTAAAGTCGGTGCAGCCAACTGGGGCAACAAAACAAAGAAAGCAGCAGGCGGAACATACAAGTACCGCACAACCAAATTATATTGATAGTGGGCAAGTAACACTGAAGCCGTGGTAGAATTCTTATTAACAGTCTATTTGGGGAGTCAGATAATAGATCAAACACAGCGGTTCGCAGACATAGATAGGTGTATCTATTTTGCTGAACGGTTATCACAGCAGCCATCGGTGCCTATAACTGACGGAAGGAGGGCAAAAATAGTAGCTATTTGTAAACCTATACCGAAGAGATAAAGATGCCGATTGCAGAAATTTTAACCGGAATCGCTTTGGTTCAGCAGTCTGTTGCTTTCATAAAAAGCAATATTAACACTGTTCAGGATATAGGTCAGATAGCCACTCAGATTGATGATTTGTTTCGTGGTGAAAAAGAAGCACAGCAAGCTAGAAACAAAAAGGCTGGCGGCGGATTGGGTGATCAGTTTGGTGTAGACACTGTCGCAAAGGAAATTATAGACGCTAAGATTGCGGCGGAAAAGCTACAAGAAGTAGCTACTTTGGTGGATATGAGATTTGGCCCCGGAACGTGGAAGGGCATTGTCACCGAAAGAGCTAAACGCATACAGGAAGCTAAAGAGGCAGCGGCGGCTGAACGTAGGAGAAAGCTACAAGAAGTTAAAGAATTTGAAGAGATGATGAAGCAGATAGTTCTTGTAGCTGGAGTTGTGATTATGGCTGTTGGTTTATTCATTTATTTATTTGCAGTTGTTTTTTAGGTATGGACCAGATATGGCAGTACGAAAAACTAAAAAGGGAGCGGCCCTCAAGAGGTGGTTCAAAGAAGAGTGGAAGGATGTTCGCACCGGGAAAGCGTGTGGGCGTAGCAAAGGAGAAAAACGGGGTACTCCATATTGCCGCCCCTCCAAGCGCGTATCTTCTAAGACCCCTAAAACATCCAAGGAAATGACAGCGGCTGAAAAACGTAGTAGAATATCACAGAAGAAAAGACTAGGTCAGCCAGCAGGTAAGCCGCGTCGTGTTAAGTCGTTGAAAAGGAAAAAATAAATGGCAGTTTCAGGTTCTAGAAACTTTGAGTTAAATGTCGCCGAGATCATCGAGGAGGCATATGAACGCTGTGGTCTTGAGGCTCGTACAGGTTACGACTTCAAAACAGCGCGGCGTTCGCTTAACCTGATGTTCGCTGACTGGGCAAACCGTGGCTTGAACTTGTGGACAGTAAAGCAGGGTACACAAGCTTTGACCGCAGGCACAGCCACTTATGCATTCACTGACGATTACACTGACTTATTAGAAGTAGTGATACGACGCAGCGGCACAGATTATGAGCTAGATCGTATGTCTCGTGGGGACTACCTAACACTACCCAGTAAATCCACTGAGGGTCGTCCTAGCCAGTATTTTTATAACCGTCAAATAATCCCGGAAGTGACTTTGTGGCCTACCCCTGACAATTCCACTGACACACTTATCTATTACTATGTGCAGCGGATGGATGATGCAGATACATTGGTAAACACAACGGATGCTCCGTTCCGCTTTTATCCTTGTATGGTCGCTGGCTTGGCTTACTACGTTGCTATGAAGAAAGCTCCAGAGCGGATTCAGCTTTTGAAAGCTGTGTACGAGGAAGAGTTCCAACGTGCGGCGGACGAAGACGAGGATCGAGTGCCTTTGAAACTTCAGCCCAGTATTCAGTATCTAAGGGTTAACTGATGGCAAGATATGCATCGGGCAAAAATGCGTGGGGGTATTCAGACCGCTCTGGCTTTCGTTATCGTTTAAACGAAATGGTAAAAGAGTGGAATGGTTTGAAGGTTGGACCGGATGAGTATGAGCAAAAGCACCCACAGCTAGAACCCAATAAAGTTGGGCCTGATCCACAGGCGTTATATGAGCCGCGCCCTGATCAGCGTACCGAATCCAGTGTAGCGAACATATTACCGTTGAATGCCTTTGCCAGTGGCGCACAGGGATCTGGCGTAATCACGGTGACTGAGCCTTCTCACGGCAGAACAACGGGCGACACGGTGCGATTTCGTAGCGTAGCGGGATTTGATGGTTTTTCAAAAACCGCACTAGAGCAGGCCGCAGGCTATGTTATAACAGTTGTTACAACGGACACATACACATTTACCGCAGCGTCAGGAACTGCTACAACAGGTAATCAGCGCGGCGGCGGCGGAACAGCTACGGCTGGTCCGGTAACATTGGTGGTATAAATGAGCTTTACATACGCACAGCTAGAAACAGCAATACAGGATTTCACAGAAAACTCTGAGACATCTTTTGTAACAAACCTGCCGGTATTTATTCGCGGTGCAGAAGACCGTATCTTTACGCTTGTTGATCTTGAGCTATTTCGTAAAAACGCTACCGCGCAGCTTACCGTTGGTGACCCATACCTTAGTGTGCCTACGGACTATCTGGCGCCGTTTTCGTTTCAGATCATCACTACGAACTATAAAGAGTTTCTTGAAAACAAGGACGTTAATTTTGTGCAGCAGTATGCTGTTGACGCAGGTATAAATACTACACCTAAGTATTATAGCGTTTTTGATGTCGGCAACTTCATTGTTGGCCCAACTCCAGACTTAGCCTATGACGTAGAACTACATTATTACTATCGTCCAGCCAGCATCACCGCAGGAGCGGCATCTGGCACAACGTGGCTTAGTGAGAATGCCCCGAATGCTCTTCTTTACGGTTCGCTTGTTGAAGCGTATACTTACATGAAAGGCGAGCAAGACATGATGCAGTTGTATGAGCAGCGGTTCGCGCAAGAAGTACAACGCTTAAAGGATTTGGCTGAAGCTAGAGAGAATAGCGATGCCTACAGGAGAGGTCTACCTGATAGGCCACGCACATAAACAGGAGTAAAAGACGATGGCAACATCAAATGCAGCAACCACCTATCTGGAGAGACGGATCCTTGACTATCTGTTCAAGGGTGATTCACTCTCCTTTGCTTCGCCGGGTAATAACCTTTATGTCGGCCTAGCAACAGCAATCACTGATGTAGAAACAGGAACCGTAACAGAGGTTCAGGTTGACACTGATGACGCTAACTATACCCGCAAGCGCGTTGTAGCGGCAGACTGGAAACAGTCAACCACTACACTGGCTCGTGGTATTGGTACAGCAGACACTGAAATTCAGATTACAGACGCAGAAGCATTCCCGACATCAGGCACTATCGTGATTGATGACGAGACCATCACCTACACAGGTAAAGATGGCACCGCTAACGCTGATGTTGACGGAGCGGTCACTGCATCACCTAACGTGGTTTTGGACGGCAATAACGGAACAATCACCGTTGGTATGATCGTCACAGGTACAGGTATCAGCGGCACAGTAAAAGTTCTGACAGTAACCACACAGAACGCAATTATTCTGGACACAGCCGTTACACTTGCTGACGACACACTGCTCAACTTTGACGGCACAAACACCCTGACAGGTTGTACACGCGGCACATCAAGCACAACAGCAGTTAACCACGTTACGGCTGATGTTAACGGCGCGGTCTCGGCTTCTACCACAGTGGTGATGGACAACGTGTTTGGCACATTGGTAGTTGGCGCTCGTATCCGTGGTACAGGTATCACTGGTCCGGTACATATTGCATCTATTACCGCTCAAAGCGGCCCATCTGCCGGTACAGCTACAGTTGTTCTGGACACAGCGGTTACTATCTCTGATGATGTCGCGGTGACATTTGACGCAGAGTCCGTGATTTGTGATCAGCAGCAGGTAATCAATGACAAC